AATAGAAAGTTGTCCAGACAGTGTAATAGATTCTGCCTGTCTAATATCAAAGTATCTAAAGTACTGATTTCCTAATGCACCATAAGCAGAGTTCAACAGAATCTTTGCAGCCATTTGTTTATTATGTAACTGGGCAATCTTTTTATCCAATTCTATGGGATCGCCATCTCCATCAATCTTGCGCTGTTTACATTTTAGCATTTCTTTTTTAGAAATTACACGTTCATCATACATATTTTGCATCAACTTGGGCAAAAACCCTCGTTTAGCATTATCATATAACACTCCATTTGGAGTTAAAGAATAACCATGTTGCTGACAAGCTTCAGTATCAGTTTTTTTCTCTAGAAGTTTTTCCACACTAGTATCTACTCTATCAGTTTCTATAAGTGTTTCTGGACTGATATTGTACTGCATAATTAAATGCGGATACAGACTGTTTAAATCAAAAGACATCACCCAATCATGCATACCGACAATAGGATCTTTTACATATGCACCAGCATATGCTTCTGTTTTTGTACTAAAAGTTTTCGGGGGAATTACAATATTATCTTTTCTCAGTAAATTGAAAGCGATAGAATCCCATGTTTTAATTGGAGAAAATACTTCATCATAATTAACCTTCGCCTGATATGCAATTGTTACTAACAACTCCAAAAGCTTCAATTTATCTTCAAGCCTATCAACTAATTCAACATCAATAATATTATAGTCAATATATTTCTGATAGTCGTGTTTATAAAACAAATGCATAGCAGAAAACTCAGAGTGATCTAGTTTTCTTTGCCCTAATTCTATAAATGCAATGTGATCTAATCGATAACTCTCTCTTGTTACATATGTAAACTTTTTATACAAGTCAAGATAATCTATAATGTTCAATCCAAGAAGTTGAATTTGTTCTACTAGTTGGCCGCGGATATTTTTCTGTATCTTTTTAACCGAGCGCCATGGAGACAGTCTCTTCATCTGCTCCTCGCCCAGTATCTTGGTGATTCTATTCACTAGATAGAGGATATCAAAAGAGTTCACATTCCAACCTGTGACGATATCAATATCCGCGGCCTCCCACAAATTCAAAAAAGAACGCAATAGTTCCATTTCGCTTGTGCATTTGTAGTATTTAATATCAAGATGCTGTACTTCTGGCGTTATATCTTCCCAATCACCCAATCCCAAAACTGTATACAGTCCATTAGATTTCAAAGTGATTGCGTTAACACGTTCTGCAGCTGCAGCAGGTTCTGGAAATCCCTGCTCACACTCAACTTCAATATCCAAAGTTACAGTGTTGATCTGTTCAACATCATATTCCAAGTCCTGATATGTATCAGATATAAATGGGTATATAAAAGGAGACATTCCATATAATGGAGTCAATCCTTCGGTTTCCCTTATCTTATTTCGGGCTTCTCCGATTGTTGGAAATGTAACTTTCTTTAGATTTTTACCATCTAAAGATTTAAACTTAGTGTTTTTTTCTTTAGTTTCGTGGAATAGGGATGGTTTGTAATCTAGTCTAAGTTTTTTTCGCTCGCCATTGTGAACTTCTCTGACTAGAATCTTGTTTCCAATGTTTTGAACATTCGTATAAAAACGCATAATACCTCATTATATAATTGTTTGATAATCTTAACATATCTTTTGCGATATGTCAAGATTTTTTATCAAATTTTAACGAACCCATGATTTCCGCTTGGCGCAGAAGTCTGGAGTGTTGGTTTACTTGGTGGCATCACTAAACCGCTACCAAATACTTTATTATATTCGTTAATTAATTCATTTACTGGGTCTGTAATAAATCCAATATAAGATTTTTCAACGGTAATGCCATCTGACGATTTTGTATATGGCATAAAGGGGGCCAACCCAACCCTAGCAGTAGCAGAGGTTGTGTCGGCATATGATGTTACAATCTGACAAACATTTTTGATGAAGACTTTATTATCTTCTTTTTCTTCGACTTCGCCCATCAGTTCTTCGCCAGAAATAAGTCTAAGAACTTTAGCTGGCATCAGAAGCTTCTTCTGGTGGCGCTTCTGTTGGTGCTGGTGCTGGTTGTTGAATATTTGCAAAATAAGAAATAACTGTTTTTAGTTTTCCTTCTGCGTGTTCTAGATTTCCGACTAATCGATCCATTTCATCAACCACATCTCCATGTTCTCCAACACCTACTCCATTTTCAAAATATACTTGAAGATTGGCAATCGCCTCATCTCGCTGATATTCATATTTACGGATTAAAGCTCTCAATTTTAAACTTTGTGAATAATCTAATTTCATTTTATAACTCCTATGTTATCCTTGATAATCTTTTGCTTGTTCCATTTTCGCACCTTCACGAATCCACTTCTTTTCATTTTTAATATGATTTCTGATTTGTTGTTGAAGATGCCGAGAATACTCAGTATCACCCAACCATTTTATAACTCTTCTTTCAAACCATTTCCATTCCATATTAAGAATTTTTTGAACTACATGTGGACTTTTTGTTACAATTTCCTTATTGTTAAGGATTTCTTGCATCAATCCATCATGTGGAAGGCCTGGAGAAAATTCTATATCGGTTCCCGATCCTGTTGTTTTATATAAAACATTATTATCGTCAACATGCATTTCATATTCTTCTGACATATTAAGAACCTTTTACAATCCAATCTTTTTCGTCTTGGATTTCGCCGCGGCGGGCTTTACACAATTTCATCAATTCGTTTAAGTGTTTTCTTGCCCGAACGCCGGCAGACTTATTTCCACCTTGAAATTTTTCGTTCTCTAATTTATACTGTTCCAATTCAATGGTTAATTGATCATGAGTTTCCATTTTATTTTCCTTTTAGAATGGGGGGATTTCTCCCCCCTAATGATTTATTCAGTCAAAAGAGTTTTCTTTGACTTTTTACCTTTAGATTGATTGATTTCAATCTTTCTAGGCTGCTTCTCTTCTGGAATAACATGCTCTAATTCTACAACAAGCATTCCATTCATTAGTTTAGCACCATTCACTACAACATCTGGGTTGAGAGTAAATGTTCTTACAAAGTTTCTAGACGAAATTCCCTTATGCAAATAATGTCTTTCATCTGTTGTATCGTTTTTAGTACCAGTAACGGTTAAGGTATCTTCTTTCACTTCAACATCAAGTTCTTCTTCTGAAAATCCAGATGCAGCAATTTCAATACGATAATCACTATCGGTGCCTTTGACTACATTGTATGGGGGATAGTTTTGCGTTGTTGTTTGAGACTGAAGCTCAAGTTCATTAAACAATCTATCAAACCCAACACTATAACGCATAAAAGGGTCTAAAGTTTTAAATTTCGTAACCATGTTTTTTTCCTCCTGTTAAGCAAGGTTTTGAAATAGGCCTCGTTAGAGTACCAAACCGATTTTACCGCAATTGCGCGAAGGAATCGGCGATCCTAATACTATATATAATAAAAATTACAGTCCTGTCGAACCAAAGCCGCCTTTTCTTGAAGTTTTTTGCTCTGGTCTATCGAAAATTTCTTCTATTCTGACTGGATCATTATATACAAGTTCTGCTTGGGCGATCCTCATTCCATCTTCAATAAGAAAAGTTTTCATTGATACGTTATGCAACATTACATATGTTTGCTCAACGTAATCAGAATCAACAACACCTTCACAATTAGCAATCACAATTCCATTTTTTAAAGACAATCCAGAACGTGGATGTATTCTCATTGACATATCTTCTGGTAAATTAAATATTAGCCCAGTAGGCACTAACATTCTTTGTCCACTATAGAGTATGATATTTCCATCTTCAACAGTCACAGTTTTCTTTATATTCCATTCGTCATAATATTTTATTGGTTCATTACCAAGTAATGATGCTCTGAGATCAAAACAGGCTGCCCATTCTGACCCCATAACTGGAAGATGTGCTTCCGCAAATAATTTATAACATTTTAATGATGTTGATTTTTGTGATACTGGTATTTCTGCCCACTTTGCCATAATATATCCTCTGTATTATCTTTTTCTACCTATATTATATTTAGGTACTAATTCCCATTCATTTTTCTCTTTATGTGAGATAATTTTAATCTGAGAAATCGGTGCATCTTCATACACATCTTCTTTTACTATATCAATTAATCCCCACTCCTTGAGTAAGTTTACAATTGTATTTCTTCTAGCTCTATCGTTCTCAGAAAAATCAGAAGACTTTCCATCAAGTTTAAATAGTTCCTTAAAGTGAACGATGTAGTATTTACCCTGCTTGTGGAGAATGTGACAGGATTGATATAATTTCCTGTCTTTTTTAGAGGCAACTCCAATTCTAGTGAGTGTTTCTCTAATTTTTAAAAAGTCTTCTTGATCATCCAATGATACTTCGACTAACGATTCTAATAGTGACATAATTATCCGCCTTTGTTCAGTTTACTCTTAATTATGCCTATTTGTTCTTTCGACAATATTTTAAGAGCTTCCTCTGTTTTTTTATTATTATATCCATAATATTCTTTCACATATTCGAAATCATTATGAATAGTTTTTTTGTGCCAAGGTGAAAATCTTTTTCTTGGACGCACACTATTTAGTAAATAATCAAATTGCAACTTTTTATCGGCGGTATGATGTATGTTCATTTCATTTGCATATAAGATCGTGTCATGAAAATTAGAAAAGTTCTTATTAATAAGAAAAGCCTGATATGCTTTTTCCCAATGTTCATCTTCAGTATCCATCAATCTCTTTTTAGTATGAGAAATTGCCGGAACATAATCTTTAAATAAATCGTAACTCATTATCCACTCACATATACATCTTTTTTGGGCCGATACCATGTTTTCTGTTCATGAATTCTTCCCAATAATTCTTGAATTTCGTGCATCTCTTCTCTAAATTTTTCGCTTGTATCTCCCTGAGCAATAGCAAGGCCTCTACGCCCTGCTTTCGCTCTAAGTGCCTGTTCGATAATTTCTATATCCCGAACATTTAAATTGAATGATGTATTTGGACTATTCATTTCCAGTCACATTCCATCATCAATTCAGTAAGACAAGCAACAAGATTGATCTCCTGATCTGCAACAAATGCAGATTTGTAAGAATAATCAGCAATAGTCACAACAGCTTGTGGAATAGAAGATGCCTCTGCATGTTCATATAAACCATCATAGATATTTCTATATAGAGTATTAGGATCGTTATCTAAGTTTTGGGCAACCCAGCCACGCAAGTCTGTGAAGTTCTTATCTTTCATTGCCTTCACAAGTTTATTGACATTCACCTCACCTACATCAGTGAGCAATCCTTCATCGATTTCACCCCCAACAGAATATCTTTGTAGTTCATTTAACACTCTCCGCCAATCGGGAAAATGTTTCATAACCATTTGCTGAACTACTTTATCTTTATACTTAATATTCTCTTTGCCAAGAATAGATACAACTCTTTTGTAAAAAGATGCAGCGAGTTTTGGTTTATCAGACTTTTTAATCTTAAACTCTACAATGGAACACCGACTATGTAATGGTTCAATTATACGATTTTTGAAATTACAAGTAAGAATAAAACGACAATTACCAGAAAACTCTTCAATAAAACCGCGAAGAGCTGGTTGTGTCGATTGAGGGTTTAGATAATCTGCCTCATCTAGAATAATAACCTTTCCAAACTCATTACTATTACCAGTGTCAAAACTCACAGTAGATGCGTAATTTCTAATCTTATTACGCAGTACATCAATACCGCTGTCTTCGGAACCATTGATTAATATGTAATCCATTTTCATCTCATTACATAAGGCGCGGGCCAGGGTTGTTTTACCAACGCCTGGGCCGCCTGCCAATAATAAGTTAGGAAGACTACCAGTTTCCACAAACTCTTTGAAGGTCGCCTTTAGGTCTTCAGTTAGGATACAATTATCAATATCATTCGGGCGATACTTTTCCACCCATAAAAAATTGTCCATACTTACTCCCCATAAGTCGAGTCTTGTTCAAGTGTAATCCAATATTGAATTGGCAACTTCTGATGTCGGAAAGTTGAGATTTTATTTTTAGAAATCCCTACATCATAGTCACCTTCGATTAACTTTAGGTTTTCTGAACGGAAGTACATATTAAATGTTGCATTCGATTCACCAACTGGTTCTTCAGCAACATTGGATGTATCATCTTTTTTATCCAATGCACAGAAATAAACAACTCCATCGTCTTTTGTTGACAATGAATAATCAGGAAGTCCAGAAATGGATGCCACTTGATTGATAGTATGCAGTGTAGAATTTGGAAGCTTTACATTGATATCCCAATCCGGCGAAGGTTTCGATCCTTCTGGATTATTATCACTACCTTCTAATGCAAATGTATTTTCTACAAATACAATGATAGATGGTTCCGCTGCCATAAATTTATATGTCTTTGCCCCATTAGACATCATGACATATTTTTCTTGAAAGTCTAGTTCTGGATATATCTTTAATAAGTTTAGAAACTTACCTAGATCATAGATACAAAAATCTACTGGAAATGTTTCTGATACATCTGTGGCAGCCAAGATGTTACGCATAACAGAGATAGTAGAAAGTCTACTACCTTTACGCAAATATATTGACTGATTAATAGTCGAATAGTTTTTTAGAATATTTTGGGTTTGTTCACTCAACTTCATTTTCAATTACTCCATACTTTTCATTTAAATATTGTGATATTGTTTGGCCATTGTTCTTGGCCCGATCCTTAACATAAGATTTTCTAGGGGAACTTAACTTTTTATAGTCTCGATCCAAATTGTCGGAATGCTTCAAATTAATGCTCATAATTTTCTCCATATGTTTTATCATGATTATATAAAGCCAGTATACCATAATGAATGATTTTCATCAAGTCTTTTCTGTAATCTTCTGGCGTTTCGCCTTTTTTTCCATATCGATTGGAATATTTGTCAATATTTCCCATACAGAATCCTTCACCATGCCCTCGGGCCATGATTACTTCTGTAGACTGGAAAGTATTTTCAGAATAATGTCCTTCATATGTTTTGTCAATATATGCCCGAATTTCTTCGAGCAATATATCTTCATTAAATTTGTAGTTAGTCATTAACACTCCTTAAAATGGGATTTCTTCTGAATCAGTTTCTTCTGAAACTGTTTCTTGTTCTTGTCCTGTAATTTTTGAAAACAGGTCGACAAATGATGCCTTAGTATCATCATCAAAACGATTGGTACACAATTCGATAGATTTCATTACATCTTCGAAGATAGAATATGTCTCTACAATGTGAACC